CAAATATACTAAATGGTCCTATCTGTATACTCTTAACAGTATTCCATAAAGATAATAGCATATCTTGGAACCATTTTGCTGGGGCAAACATTAAGTCCAAGAATTTACTGTATAAATCTTTAAACGAGAATGAATCTAAAAACTTAGCAGCTGATTTAAACCCAATCTTTTCTAGTACCCAAGATCCTATATCTTTAATTAAGTCTAAGAACCCTCCAATAGTTGCATCGAATAATCCTTTTAATGCACCTTTAACTGCACCAACTATACCTTCTTTTTTGAACCCTTCAATTGCACCTTTTACCGTATCATAGATAGCCATGATGATTAGGATTGGTTCTCCAATAATTTTTATTATTGATGCTACTTTACCTATAACTCCGCTAAATGTCTTAACAAACTTTGCTATACCACTAAATATGCCTTCAACTTCTTTTATAGGGCCAGATACTAAGACTCTTAAGATCCTAAATGCATTTTTAAATGGTGATATGAACGCTTTAAAAGCTTTACCTAGTTCTGCAAAAATACTAGCCTCTTTATCAAAGCTAAGTAACTTCTTAATTTTACTAAAAGTTTGTTCAAAGAATGCTGCTATTTTTCCAAATGCTTTACCAAATCTTTCTTTAAGTGGAGCTATTAGTTCTTCAAAGAACTTACCAATATTTGCAAACCTTTTTTTAACTGATTCTAATAAGTTATCTGGGATAAATCTAGACAAGAACTTAACTTTAGCTTGAATCCAACCAATAAGTGCACCAAGAGCTAAAGCAAGTCCTGCAGCCCATTTACCTAAATCATCAAAGAAACCTTTCTTAGGCTTCTCAATCTTATCAGTACCAGCTTTGATACCAATTATTAAATCCATTAACTTGTCTTTAAAGTTTTGATCTTCAAGTTTATCTTCAGTAAGATTATTTTTAGATGACTTAGCTTCCTTAGAATTCTTAACAAGAGTCTTAAGTAATCCATTGTTTTCTGCCATGGATTTTACTACTTTTAACATATTATTGTTAAGTGATTTTAGTTCAGTTAATACTGGAGTTATATTAAGTTGAGGTGTTGGCTTTTCTTTAGTTGATTGTCGAGTAGCTTCTTTCGGTGTAGCTGTAGGATTTACTCCAGCTTCTGTCAACTGAGACGCAACATTAGCACTTAAGCCAGAAAGTTTTTCTTCTTCCTGCTTCTTAAGTATATAAGATAAGTTCATACTAGGATCTTGTTTCTTTGCCATTACCTTCTACTCTCTATCCTTTTCTTTTCTTCTTCTAAGTACTTAATCAACATAGCCACATAGATTTCTCTCTCAAATGGTATCATGTTTTCTATATCACTTAGTGCATAATGATGATACTGCATCAGTGCAAAATTCATCTTATAGTAATTATGCAATGACTCATGAGAGAGATTAATTAAAAAAAACTGTTGAGTCCCTCTAATACTTTATGATGCTCTTTGTTACATACCGGGCATGTATAATCAATAGTGTGTTGCAACTTAGGCATAGTCTCAAAGAATGCCTGGATCTTTGCAAACTGATCAGAAGTAAGGTTGTTTAAGAACTCCATTAATTCTGCTTTTGTCTGATCTTTAGTTGAAAACATCTCGTCAGATGTATAAATTGAATCTATACAATCAATCACTAATGAAAATACTTCATCCATGTCGGTTTGATCGATGTTTTGTAATCTATTAATTACATCAACTGTAGGATATTTCATGATGACACCTACATCACTAAATAATCCTATCTTATTTGTATGACTTGGATCTTTTTCAACAGTTAGAGTAGTAAGATCAATAGTAACCTTTGCTACTGCTTTTTCATCTTCACATGTATCGCATTTAAGATACAAGTCAACCATCTCACCTACAGACTTTGCTCGAATCTGTGTAAACACGTATTCAAGGTCAAACGTAGAGAATGTATTGACATCTACTGTATCCTTAATACAAGCCTTGATGACTTGTTTAAGAGACTCAACCATGACCTTAATGTCTTCTGATTGATTAGCGATCAGTAATGCTTTCTCTTCTTTTACTAAAAATGGCCTATACTTAATATCTTTACCTGTTGAAGGTAACGTTAACGTATATACCGGCGTGGTATTAATTGGTAATGCCATACTATTCTCCTACATTATTTTTACAATTATTAAAATGCCAACGTTTCATAACGTTGTTTCCTCCTGTCACACCACATACTGGACATATTGTTTTAGGTTTCAATTTGCCCTTTGTGTTTTGCGATATACTAAGTCCAATTTTAGCTCTGTGTTCCTTAGTAATAATTCTTTTCTTTTGTGCTTCTGACATTCTCTTTTTTGCTTCATCACTGATTTTATTACTAATACCTTTGTGTGATTCAGACATTATTTTTCTAGATTCGTCTGAATGACTGTATCCTATAGGTGCACCATCAATTCCATTTTCTTCTCTTAAATTTGCCCATTTATCAGAGTTAACTATATTAAATTCTTCTGATATAAGCTTAGCATATTTAATTAATTTGCTTTTATCAATAAATGGCTCAGAAACCCACATAGTTATAACATGCTCTTTACCATGCTTGTTTATATGATTAATCCAATATTTACCAGATCCTAAATACTTATCAATATCATTTCGTGTAGTTTTACCGAAATAATTCATTCCAGTTATAGTATGATGTTTAATATAAAGATATGTAGGTTTAATCATTTTTATTCAGGTTTTTAATCATTTTAGATAGTTCTGAAGTAGATCCCACGAATATCGCGTTGTTATTCGTCACTTGCTTACCAGATGCATTTCCATCTTGCTGCTTAGGAGCATCTAGTTTTTGCTTACGTTCACTTAGTGTTAACAGTTGTTCATTAGTGTCAGCTAACTGTTTCATTAAGTTACCTACAACCTCAAAGGCTCTTGGATGCTCAGATTGCTTTGCTATTTCCAAAGCATGATATAATGCATCTTGTCCTTGATTCAATAATTTATGTAGATTATTACGAGCTGAGTCATAGTCATAATCCACGTTCTCTTCCATCTTGTTTGAAGCTGGGACAATCTCTTGTCCCGTGCTTGCAACTTCACCCTGTTTAAGAGGTTCTACATCAAAAATCTTTGATAAATTTTCATCAGCTTTCATAATAATACCTTTATATTACGTAATCTTACGCGTAGGTGTTACTCTTACTGTTGGATCTGCAACTGGTGGTGCACCAAATGCTGGAGGTGGAGCACCAACTGAGACATCAACTGTCACAGGAGCTTGTTGTACTGATTGTTGTTGTACTGGATCTTGTGCCCATGTTTGTTGTGGTGTATTACCAACTGGTAAGTTCATCACAGGAGCTTGTGGTGCTGGATCATTTGCACCTGCATTAATTTGAGCGATCTTCTCTTGTCCGCGTGTAAGAGCTGAGATACCAAGGATAGCACCCATCGCAAGGTGATATAGACCACCGCCTTGTAGTGTTAGTGGTGTCCAACTTGTAACTGCCTGACCTGGATTCCAGTATTGTAATACGTTGAATATGATCGGTCCTACAATGAAGTCAAATATGATAGTAGCCATGTATGTCATAGCCATCATCGGTCTCCATTTTGTGGTCATAAAATCTTCTTTTGCTGCAGCCATTTCTCTCTCCTTAAAATTGTGGCGTTGGTATTGTATTAGTTACGTTCTGTATTGGAGGAGGCGGTGGTGGCATGCCTTGATTTGCTCCAGTTTGGAACTGATTAAAATTAGTAAAGTATGCATTAGGTACAGGAGATATATCTCCATTTATAGAACTCTTAGAACCTACAGCAGTCCAGTATTTATAGTTCATCGTAACGCTTACTTTCATTAGGTCTTTACTTTGATAGTCCATTTGTATAGCGCCTATGGCCTTAGGATAACACTGATACATGTTTAGTGTGTATCTACTGTTTTCATTGACATCAAATACTTCTACTGACATATCTGTTATGTAGTCATCATAGTAATTAAAAGACCTTGTTACAGGATCTTGTACTGCTCCAATCCAATTATCAAACAGAAGTTTAACTATCATAGCGTTATCTACATAGAAAGTCATGTTGGTAGTTTCAAAGAGCTTTTGATATGGCATCTCTCTTATTTCACCAAACGTCTTTGCTTCTGTGGTAGCTAATGATAAACCTGGTAAGCTGATAGTATCACAGTATAGTAATATTTTCCTAAGATCCCTTAAGTAAGGACCATCAGCTATAGCATTAGGCGGAGTAAAGGTCACGTTGAAACGTGACATCTTCATTAGCCCTTCATTAGCTATAGATGATATGAATTGGTTTAAAGTAGCCATTATGCTCCTACTGAGTCCTTCCAGACTGTTGCTTTATTTGCACCTACAAACTGCTCTACTGGTAATAGCATAGCTGTCGTCCAGTCTTGTGGTGATATCTTCCTCATATTTGATTTAATATGACTATTTAGATACTGGTGGATACATGGTTCTGCCCATTTAAACCTAGACACCCCATTTATTAAGTTCCATGAATACTTAAGCTTTGTTGTATCATTCATCTTTGTATTACTTGCATACTCCATCAGTCTTTGTAACAGCTGTACACGATGGTAGTATGGTAGATAATGCATGTTTAACCCAATAAACCCTTTGTTACCTATCTTCTTATATGGGAATACAAGAGGAAACACGTCATAGTATGGTAGGTCGTCTTTTGTCTTTGGATCATATAAGAACATGTACAAGCTTCCAGGTTGTATAGAAGTCACGTTAGCGCTTGCATCTCCCTTTAATACTTTATTTGGAGTTATAGCTTGTGTCTGTAATAACCTAGCTTGCTGCTGGAACCATGTACGAGATCTCTTTGCTGCGTCTTTTAACTCGTATTGGTTTTTAGCAAATACATCTCTTAGTTGTTGTTTTGTAGCCATTTGTTATTTATATGCTAATTTAGACCTAGTTCGTTCTCGGTTATGATGATGAATTCCCAATTCCGGTCTTTACACCATTCGTTTGCAGCTCTCCACTTTGCTTGGTTCTTCATGAACGTGAGTGACTCTGTGAGGTATCTTTTTGTCTGACGACCTGGAAACTCTGGTGGTTGGGTCTGTTTGGCAGGTTTAACCTCAACTAGGTATGTCTTGATCTGGTTATCTTTCGTACGAACCTTTATCTTAAAGTCTACAAAGTACCTGTGGATCCTGTTATCAGTGGGACACCTATAAGGTATGACTGTCTCCTCTGACAACCACTTGACTACCGATGGGTTCTTATCACACCATGATGCAAAGCGGGTCTCCCAGCTTGATCTCATCACTATATTAGTGGGGTCTCCCTCGTACTTCTCGGGAAACATTGGCTTGTACATTCGTTTATGGAACATCTATGGTATTTATTATAAATAAACAATAAACGTTTAGGATTATAAATGGCAACGACCCAAACTACTGGTACCCCTGTTAAGTTAGGTGATTACTCTGGAAGTAGTACTTATGCAGCTAGAGGTGGACCAGCTACATTTGATAGTAACAAGTATAAAGTAGATTCATTCTCTTATCCTTTAGACTTAATGGGTTCATTGGGTGAGTATGGTAATAACTACGTTATATTCTATATCAACGCTCAAGCAGACTCAAAGCTAATCAAAGACGGTCAAGTACAGACAGTACAAGACTTAACTCCACGAGATAACAGTGACCTTGCTGCTCAAGTAAGACAAGCTACTGCTACACAAGGTGCATCAGGTCCAATAGCTGAAGCTGAACAAAAACTTGGAGCTTCGTTCTCAGCACAAACAAGACGATTAGCTACAGCCATAGCTTTACACAATCCTAATACGATGTCTACAAAGTATACTATTAACTATGAACCAGAAAATAATGAGATCATTGGAGGTATCATAGCTGGTACAGCTGCACTCAAGAAAGCCTCTGAGAAGAAAGGCGGATCTAACATCTCAAAAGATGCAGCAAACCAAGGAACTGCTGCAGCTATTGCTGCTGGATTAAGTATACCTGGTACAGGTGGGTTCTCTAAGCTTACTGGACTAGCACCAAATCCAAGGAAAGAACAGATATTTAAAGGCGTAGAGTTCCGAGACTTTACGTTTGAGTACCAATTCTATCCAAGAAACGCTCAAGAAGCAGCAAATGTACAGAACATCATCTACCAGTTTAAGCTTCATATGCATCCTGAGTTTAAAGATGCACAGAACTTCTTATACGTCTATCCTTCTGAGTTTGATATATTCTACTATAATGGTACACAGGAAAACTTATACATCAATAGACATACATCATGTGTACTTACAGACATGACAGTTGACTATTCACCAAACGGTCAGTTTACTTCGTTTGATAATGGTAACCCTACACAAATCAACATAACTCTTGTGTTTAAAGAACTTGCAACCCTTACAAAAGAGAAGATCCAGGACGGTCTATAATATATGTACTTCGATCAATTTCCAACATTCTTATATCCCTATCAGATTAATGGTAAGACTGTCTATAAATTAGTCACTGACGTAACTACAAACGTTAGGGTAAGGACTGCTATCCTTTCAAACGTTACACTATATGATCAATATGACGTTGTGGATGGTGAGACTCCTGAGATCATAGCTGAGAAAGTATATGGTAGCCCATACTATCATTGGGTAGTCATGCTATGCAATGAAAACTTTGACTATATAAACGACTTTCCACTACCACAGCAAGAACTAAGTCAATACGTAACAAACAAGTATGGTGCAGGTAATGAGTATAACACCCATCATTATGTAGATCGTAATGGATATGTAGTTAACTCAAACGCAGAGGGTGCAGCATCGGTAAGTAACTTTGATTATGAAATATCTGTCAATGAAAGTAAACGACGAATCAAACTAATCTCTCCTTCGCTACTTAATACAATCTTACAAAACTTCCAAGACATTATATAATGAGCGCGACCGCTGAAGTCATACGGTTTGCTGGCGACGTCAGCATAGACAAGATACAGATCATATCTGCAAACGGGTATGGTCAGGAAGTCACCAACCAAGTCATAGCTCTTGAGATCTATGAAGACTTATTCTCTCCGTTCATATCTGGTGTAATGGCGTTTAAAGACTCATTAGACCTTGCTAACTTATTCCCATTTGTTGGTGAAGAGTATGTTAATATAGCTATCCATACCCCTTCTATGACAGGACCAGCTAACGTCATCAATGACCAGTTCTACATCTATAAGATGACAAACAGAGAGACACAGGGTAATAGGAATGCTATCTATGAACTACACTTCATATCAAGGGAAGCTTTAGTCGATGTTAATAAGAAAGTCAGTGTACCGTATAAAGGCAAGTGTTCTGACATAATAAAGACTATCATTAAAGATACTGTCAATGGCTTAGAGTCAAAGAAAAACATTAACATAGAAGACACAGCGAATAGTACAAAGTTCATCGCAAACTATTGGTCTCCTGTAAAGAGTATCAACCATGTGGCAGAGTATTCTTTAAACCAAAACAATTCCTTATCGTATCTATTCTTTGAGAGCAGGAAAGGTTTAAACTTCGTATCTCTTGAAAACCTATATACTTCTAATGTAGTACAAACATTTATATCAGATAACTTCATGCGTACGTTTACACCAGATGGTCGAAGCTATCGTGATATACCTGCAGAGTACCAACGTATCATTGAGATAAGTATACCAAAAGCTTTTGATTACCTTGACAGAGCAAGGTCTGGCATGTATGCTTCTAAGATGATTACCTTTGATGTGACTACTAAGAAGTTCGTCGTAAAGAACTATGATATGCTTACAGACTTTAAGAATAATAAACACCTAAACGATTATCCTGTTGCTTCTAATGCCTCTGTTCGTAGGTCTGCATCCACAGTGTTTGACTACAGTAAATACTACGGCAGCTTTAACAGCTATACTGATACGACCAACACTGCTGGCATCCAACAAAGGATGTCATTGATGCAGCAAGCTATGGCTACAAGGGTTGAGATCTTGGTTCCCGGTAGGACAGATTATACAGTAGGGCAAAAGGTATTCCTTAACTTAAATAAGTTTAACCCAATACAATCATCTGACTCATCAAAAGATGTACAAGATAAGATGTTCTCAGGTAACTATGTGATATCAGCTATCAACCATTCGATAGATAGGGATGCACATCAATGTAAGATGGAACTAATTAAAGATTCGTTTATAGTTGATTTGAATAAAGGTGGACAATAATGAAGTTGTATACAGGATGCGTTGAGAATAGACAAGACCCATTAAAACTTGGTAGGTGTCAAGTTCGTGTCGTAGGTCTACATAACTACGATGCTAGTGTACTACCAACTTATGAACTACCATGGGCATTCCCAATGCAACCAGTCACCTCTGCTGGTATATCTGGTATTGGTACCACACCGTTAGGTCCAGTCGAAGGCACATGGGTGATCATCATGTTCAGGGACGAGGCAGAACAACAGCCTATCATGCTTGGTGTCATCGGTGGTATCCCTCAAGCACAAGGATCTATAGATCAAGACAATAACCAAATGATATTAAAGTCAGATGGTTTTCTTGCTCCTACATCACAGCAAACCACTACAGACGTAAACGGTAATATAGTTGCTAATACTGACTCAAACCCTCCTACAGATACACCAGGATTAAACCCAGCAAATACGTATACAGCTTCATCAGATGCTATATCACTCATCAAGCAGTTTGAAGGGTTGAGACTAACTTCTTATCAAGACTCTGCGGGTGTATGGACGATTGGTTATGGTACTACCACAATCAATGGATCACCTGTAACAGCAGGTATGACTATAACTGAAAGCCAAGCAAACGAATACTTACTAGCACACTTCACTAAGTCTGTATACCCAATACTATACTCTGCAACGAAAGCACCAATAACCCAATCGATGTTTGATTCTATGTGTTCATTCGTGTATAACCTTGGTTCTGGTACATACTCTAAGTCAACGCTTCTATCAACACTAAACATACCCGATTATATGGGGTGTGCAAACCAGTTCTCAAACTATAATAAAGCTGGTGGACAAGTGTTAGCAGGATTAACAAAGCGCAGATCTGCAGAGTCACAACTATTCTTGAAGGATGGCGTGCCAACTGTATCAGGTGATCTATCCCCTGTCAATACACCTGTAAACCCACCAGTAGACTCTACTCCAAATGCATCAGGGTTAAGTAATACTGCTTCAGCTTCAGTTATAGGGTTTAAAGACCCAAACGGTAAGTACCCTCTATACATTAATGAAGCAGACACCAATAAGTTAGCGAGAGCTGAAGACATCCGTAAGACCATCGTATACACTAAAGAGCAAACACGAGATAAGGGAGTCAAGTCTGTTGGTGTTACATGGGACCAATCACAGGTACCATACAATGCCAAGTACCCGTTTAACCATGTAATGATGACCGAGTCTGGCCATGTTATGGAGTTTGATGATACAAAAGGATCCGAACGTATCCATACTTACCATAAGTCAGGTACATTTACAGAGATAGACGCAAACGGTACACAAGTTAACCGTATAGTTGGTGATGGGTATGAGATAATGGAGCGTAACGGCTTTGTACATATCAAGGGCGCACTCAACGTTACTGTAGAAGGTGATGTTAACTTACAAGTCAATAACAACATGAACGTTGCTGTGGCTGGTGCATTCAACCTCATGGCTGGATCAGTCAACATCGAATCTACTGGAGCCACAAACATATACTCTGGTAACAGTTTAAACCTTGAGTCATCTGCTTCTACGAACGTACTAGCTGGTGCAACACTTAACATGGACGGTGTGCGTCTAGACTTGGGCGATGGTCGTGCAGGTTCTGCTAACAAGACTGGATTATCTATACCAACTGTAGAAGGTGAACCAGAGTTTCCAAACCTTGTCGTCGTGACACGAGGTCTTGAAGCTGCATCGGTGTTTGAGACGCCTGACGAAGGTGACCCTGCAGACTACATAGCAAAACAAATCAGCGATGGTACGCTTGACGCTAATGAAGTTAACTCTGGTACTACTAACGGTACGACTGATGTCAAACCAAATGATGTGGCACCATTACCACAAAGCTGTAACATCATAAACGGTATGAGTGACTTTAGTCCAGACCTACAGCTATCATCACACTTTAAGCTTGCAACATTTACACAGAACGGTACTCGTATGCCTGTTGCCCAACAAGGGTTAACACCACAACAGATCGTATGTAACCTTAAAGGGCTTGCAGAGAACTGCCTTGAAGCAATCATTGGGTTATATCCTAATATCCAAATAACTTCTGGATTCAGGAGACCTGGTGATGTAGCTCAGTCTTCACCTACTTCACAACATTATTTGGGTCAAGCTGCGGACTTGGTCATACCAGGATTTGATAGGCAAAAACACTATGAAGCTATCCAAGCTATACAGCAGATCATACCATATGACCAACTATTACTTGAGTATTCAGGTACATCGACTGTATGGATACATGTATCGTTCTCATATACAAATAACAGACAGCAGTCATTTACTATGAGGGATCATGCGCGTGTAGGTAACATAGGACAGTACTTACTGATTCAATAATGTTTTCACCAGTACCTACAAGACTAACTACAGTCCATGAGCTTGAGAACATAAAACAAAACGTAACTTACGTTGCTAGTACTACACCGACTTATGGAGCTACAGGTGTGGGTGTATCCACAGGAGGACAAGCATACCCTGTGACTATCACTGCAGTAGAACCTAACACGACTATTAATGTATCGGGTAATACCATCACTGGTTACTATACGGATGCGTTCAATAACGAGATCCATTATAGGACTGTTGATGATAAGTTTAAGACGGTATCACATTGGAGTGATATAGTCATGGCTGTGGCTGATGGTACACTATCAGAAGTATACTACTACCATGCAGACCCTACTGTAAGCAAGACTTATAGCTATATAGCTAAGGCAAATAATGAGCAGCAAACGTATACTATAGTTGTAGAGAACAACTGGCAGACTGGCCGGAACCAACTAATTAAATTCACTCATTTAACCAGATATCAGCAAAAGATCCTGGTAGAATGGATAAATAATAATAAAGATAAAGTTGGCTGGATAAACAAACTACTGGACTCCGTAGATTGGGAGAATAACTTACTACTATGACAACACCCGTATTAATACCAAATACATTCCAAAATAAGGTCGGGACTGCAAAGTTATCAGACCTTGACGACAACTTCACAGCATTAGCTAACGCTATCAATACTGGAGCTGGAGCTCCAGGTACTGTGTTTGATGGTGGTACTCCTACAACTATATACAATGGTTCTGATCTTAACGCAGGTGGCGTGACTTAATGGCATACATACAGATACAACTTAGACGCGGTACTGCTGCCGAATGGCAAGCTGCAAACCCAACCCTTGCACTTGCAGAGATGGGTATTGAGATTGATACCCATAAATTTAAGATCGGTGATGGTACTACGGCATGGAATGACTTAGCATACGGCGGTCTACAAGGACTTACCGGTGCAACAGGTGCCACAGGTTATACAGGAGCAACTGGTCCACAAGGTCCAACGGGTGGTGCATCAGGTCCACAAGGTGCAAGCGGTGCATCTGGTGCTACAGGAAACCAAGGTGCAAGCGGTTCTCAAGGTCTTCAAGGTTTTGTTGGTACTACAGGTGCTACAGGTCCACAGGGAGCTAGTGGTGCAACAGGTGTACAAGGAGCTAGCGGTGCAAGCGGCGCATCAGGTGCAAGTGGAGCCACTGGTGTACAAGGTGCATCTGGTATTGGTGCTACTGGTCCGATAGGTGCAAGCGGAGCTACTGGTTATACAGGAGCAACCGGTTCAACTGGCCCGCAAGGTCAAATCGGTGCAACTGGTTATACTGGTGCTACAGGTGCCACAGGTTTTACAGGAGCTACAGGTGCGACAGGATCTACAGGACCTATCGGTGCTACAGGTTATACTGGTGCAACAGGCGCGACAGGATATACGGGAGCCACAGGTTCTACTGGTCCGATAGGTGCAAGCGGAGCTACTGGTTATACGGGAGCCACAGGTTCTACAGGACCAATAGGTGCAAGCGGTGCATCTGGCGCAACGGGTGTACAAGGGGCATCAGGAGCTACAGGTTCTGCAGGTGTAGTCAACAACGTACTATACGTTGCAACGAACGGTTCAGATTCAAATACGGGTAGATCGTTAAGTGATCCTTTCTTAACTATAAAGAAAGCATGTTCAGTAGCAACTGCAGAAACAACTATCTTTGTTAAGTCTGGTGAGTATATTGAACAAAACCCAGTAGTATTACCAGCAACATGTGCAATAATTGGTGATAACTTAAGGACAACATTCGTTATACCAGCAAACCCAACACTTGATATATTCCATGTTAATATGGGAAGTTATATTTGGGGATTCACGTTTAAAGGACATTTAGATCCTGCTGCGGCAGTTGCATACCCACCAAGAGATATAAACGGTAACATCACAGCAGTACCTGCATACATAACACGAAGCCCATACGTACAAAACTGTACATCACTTACTACTACTGGTAAAGGTGTATACATCGACGGTAGTGCTGTTGATGGTCTTAAGTCAATGGTGTTCGATGCGTTTACACAGTATAACCAAGGCGGTATCGGTATCCATATCGATAACGAAGCATACGCACAGTTAGTTTCTATATTCACCATCTGTACTCAGATAGCAGTATGGGCTACAAACGGTGGATACTGTTCTATCACAAACTCTAACTCATCGTTCGGTACGTATGGTTTAGTTGCTGATGGACATAGTCCAGTAAAACAGATTGGTAGAAGTAGCGGTGTAGATCAAATAGGATCATCTTTAACTATCGCTGAGCTTGAGTTTAGACCAAGCGTTGGTGATGCTATAACTTTTGATGACGGGACTACATGGTATACTGTTAACGTAGCTGGAGAACTTACTGCACCTCCATCAAGGATAGGTTATAGTAATGCAGCAGACCTGTTATTACTAAATAGATCATTCATACAAGAACAAGTCATAGCTTATATAGACCAGCAAAATCCTGGTTATACATATGATAAAGCTTTATGCTATAGGGATGTTGGCACTTTTGTAGATAAGATAGCAAACGACACGGAGTTTGGAGGTAACCAAGAGACTGTAACAGCAGTGTTGAAATACTGGTATGCAGTCATTGATCCAATACCAAGCTTGATTAAACCTTCGACTGATGGTTTCTCATATCTTGGCAGTATAGCTAACTATATCATTACTAATTCAAGTGCAGGTAACCTATTAGGTGGATTACAACAAAACCCACAACAATACGACCTAACAAAAACTGGAGGTTCTGTAGCTAGCAGCACTATAAGTAACTTGATATCTACTGTTAATAATGTTGTTACTAATGGTCCTAGTTCAGCTCCACCAAACTTAGATGCTGGCACCGGTATATCTGTCGTTACCATATTGGAAACTATACCTGATACAACACCTATCGTGGACGGCACTCAAGCTAAGTTTTATAGACGAAGCTTCATATCAACATCTGACCATACCATGGAGTATGTAGGTTCAGGTAACGACATCACTAAGTGTTTACCACAACTTGGAGGTATACCAGTACCAGAAAATCAGGTTATACAGACAAACGGTGGTTCAGTAGTATTTACAAGTACAGATGAACAAGGTAACTTTAGGATAGGTACAGGACTATTAATTAACAGAGCGGATGGTATTATCTCAGGTACTTCTTTTGATAAGAGCTTATTTGCCATCTTAACACCATACATCTTAGCAATCGAAGGAACAGCATAATGGCTATAGCATTAAACGTATTTAAAACCACGACAGCAGAAATAACCACAGCTGATACAGTCATCTATACTGCACCAGCTGGTAAATCATCTATCATATTGATGGCGCAGATAGCTAACGTCTCTGGTACTTCTGGCACAGTAACGTTTACACATCAATTTAATTCAACTACTACAGAGCTTATCAAAGACTTTCTTATACCTGGCAATGATTCAGCTTCTGCAATTACTGGTAAACTAGTACTTGAAACCGGTCACTCAATATCAGTATCAGCGAGTGATAACAGTAAATTTAAAATAACATTAAGTATCTTGGAATCAGTAAATGGCTAGAATATTATCTGGTAAAGTTAAAGTCATACCACCGTCTGGTGTATCACCAGACAGGTATGAGTTTTTACAACTATCAGAAGCAGAACCTAACTTAGGACTACCAGCGTACAGCGGCTATGTACTAGCATCAAACGTTGATGGTACAAGGAGTTGGGTACAACCAGGTCTACATTGGCAGAGGGTTACGAGTTCAATCGTATTAGACCCATCCTTGTATGCGTATGACCAGATCATAGCTGATACAAGCGGTGGTTCTTTTAGCATAACACTACCAGCAACACCAACGACTGGTATGTCAATACTATTACAAGATGGTGGTAATTGGCAACAAAACCCATTAACCATACTACGTAATGGACATAACATCGATGGGTATGATGACGACTTACTCATCAACATAGCTAGAGTGCTAGTATACTTTACCTTTGACGGTTCACAATGGTTAGTAGTATCAACAGTTGGTCCTTCTGGTGCAACAGGTGCAACGGGTGGTCCAGGAGCGACAGGTGCTACAGGGTTTGGTGCAACAGGTGCGACAGGCTATACGGGTTCAACAGGTGCTACAGGATATAGTGGAGCAACGGGTGCGACAGGTTACACAGGAGCTACAGGTCCACAAGGTGCCACTGGTTATCAAGGAGCAAGCGGTTCTACCGGGTTAACAGGTGCTAGTGGATATGATGGTTCTACTGGAGCGACAGGATATACAGGTGCAACAGGTTATACAGGTGCTACAGGATACCAAGGCGCGAGCGGTGCCACTGGTATAGATGGAGCAAGCGGAGCTACTGGTTATACAGGAGCAACAGGTCCTATAGGTGCAAGTGGTCTTCAAGGAGACACCGGTGCAAGTGGTGCTACTGGTTATCAAGGAGCAACAGGACCACAAGGTTCTACAGGTCCACAAGGTATTGACGGTGCATCAGGTGCAACAGGGTTTACAGGAGCTACAGGAGCGACTGGTTATACGGGTGCAACAGGGATTACAGGAGCAAGTGGAGCGACAGGCCCACAAGGTTTAAGTGGTATCTTAATAGGTATAACATCATTCAATACTGCTGGTGCAACAGGATATGATAAGACGGTTAATAACCCAGGTTATATCGTAGTACACACTGTAGGTGGAGGCGGTAATGGTGGAAACGGTACCACAGCAGGATCCGCATACTATGGTGGAGGTGGTGGAGGTGGAGGTGGTATGGCGATCAAGAAGATCATGTCAAACGTGCTATCTACTATCACTGCTATAACTGTGGGTGGACCAGCTGGTACGACAACGTTTGGTAGTTTCCTAACATGTACAGGTGGATCAAACGGTAACAGCGGTGCAGGGACAAACGCGGGTGGTGCTGGTGGTACTGCGACAGGCGGTGACGTTAACTTGATTGGATCAGGTGGCTCTGCAGGTGGCGGTGGTATATACTCTACTACAGGTGGTGGTGAAGGCGGTGCTGGTTACCTCGGATCTGGAAGCGGGTTTGGTGGTGGACACGGTGGTGGAAACGCTGGGCCTGGTTCTGCAGGCGGTGGTGGAGGTGGTGGAGCTGGAACTCCAGGATATCAAACGGGCGGACAAGGTGGTTCAGGTATAGTAATCATCTATGAGTATGTATAGGGAAAATAAATGACGATAACTCTACAACAACTAGCTTCAGGAACGATACAAGGACCGATAGGTTCTACAGGTTCTACTGGAGCCACAGGATACACAGGAGCTACAGGAACTCCAGGTGCAACAGGTGCACAAGGTCCTATCGGTCAATCAGTAACGATTAAAGGTTCTGTTGCTAACTCATCATTACTACCACTCACTGGAAATACAATAGGTGATGGATACATCACGACTAATACTGGTCACTTATGGGTTTGGCAAGGTGCATCATGGGTTGACGTAGGTAACGTTACAGGTCCACAAGGTGCAACTGGTCCACAAGGTGCCACAGGTTATACTGGAACTACAGGAGCGACGGGTTATCAAGGTGCGAGTGGTTCAACAGGTTTAACAGGTTCGACAGGTGCCACAGGTATCCAAGGTTCGAGCGGATCGACGGGCTTAACAGGTTCGACAGGTGCGACAGGTGCAGGATTAACGGGCGCTACAGGATCTACGGGTCCACAAGGTGCAAGCGGTGTTGGCGCTACAGGTGCAGGGTTACCAGGTTCAACAGGATCTACAGGTCCACAAGGTGCAAGCGGTGTTGGTGCTACAGGTGCTACAGGTTATCAAGGTGCAAGCGGTGCTACAGGATATACAGGTGCAACAGGTGTTACTGGTGCAAGTGGAGCGACAGGTTTGCCTGGCGCAACAGGTATTCAAGGTCCAACTGGTGGTGCATCAGGACCTGTTGGTTCGACAGGTGCAACAGGTTATACTGGTGCGACAGGAGCGACAGGTTATACAGGAGCAACAGGCCCGCAAGGAGATACAGGTGGTGCATCAGGTCCACAGGGTGCAAGCGGTGCATCAGGTGCTACTGGTCCGACAGGATCTACAGGTCCAGCGGGTGTATCAAACATTCCAGGTGCAACAGGACCAATAGGTGCGACTGGTAGAGGAGCTACTGGTTCAACAGGACCAATAGGTGCAAGCGGTGCTACAGGAACTCAAGGTTCGAGTGGATCTACAGGTTTGCCTGGTGCAACAGGTATTCAAGGTCCAACTGGTGGTGCATCAGGTGCAAGCGGATCCACAGGTAAAACAGGTGCTACAGGTGCTACAGGAACTCAAGGTGCATCGGGTTTAACAGGAGCTACAGGTATTCAAGGTCCAACGGGTGGTGCATCAGGACCAACAGGACCAGGATTCGGAACAACAAATTGGACTGTATTACAAGGTGCAAGTGGACAACTAATATTCATGTACTTAACTGGAACTACTGGTGTACATGTAGCTATGCTTGATTCAAACGGTAACCTCACTACTGTACAAAGTGTTACTTCTTATGGTACTATTGCATAATGGCAGCTGGAACTAGGATTGGTGATGTTTGTTCAGGACATGGTTGTTTCCCACCACGTACTGTGATGGAAGGATCTAGCAACGTGTTTGCAAACGGTGTAGGTATTGCACGTGTAGGTGATCTATGGGAAACACATTGTTGTACCATCATATGTCATGATGGGAGAGGACAAGAAGGATCAAGTAAAGTATTCATTAATGGAAGAGCTGCTATGCGTATAGGTGACCCGATAGATTGTGGGTCTGTAGTAGCACAAGGCTCACAAAACGTATTCTTTGGATAGGCATAAATAATAAATGGCACGTAATACAAGGACATTCTCTGATATAGACTTATCGTTCGCGATGCACCCTGTCACGCATGATGTTAATATCAAGTATGATGCAGAAGACATCAAGGCTTCTGTAAAGAACCTAGTGCTTACACAAAACTATGAGAGGCCATTCCATTCAGAGATTGGATCACAGGTAAGAGGTTTATTATTTGAGCCAGCAACACCGATGCTCAACGTATTACTTAAGAGAGCTATACAAGACGTCATCATCAACTTTGAACCAAGAGTTAACTTGATAGATGTACTAGTCACACTCTCACCAGATAATAATGAAGTCTATGTGTCAGTAACATTTACTATTGTAAACACATCTACACCGATAGCTGTAGATATCATTTTAACGAGAAGCCGATAATGCCAGCAAATAACAACATATCAGTATCTGAATTAGACTTTGACAAGATCAAGGCTAACATCCAAACATACTTACAAGGTCAAAGCACGTTTTCTGACTATAACTTCAATGGTTCTGGCTTATCAGTACTACTAGACATCCTTGCCTACAATACACACTACAACGGCTTATACACTAATCTTGCTGTAAACGAATCGTTCCTTGACTCTGCAAGTAAGAGGGCATCTGTTGTATCACGAGCTAAGGAGATCGGTTACGTACCTTACTCTGCAAGATGCGCGACAGCAACAGTCAACATCACTGTGTCTGCAACTACTACTACACCAGCAACCCTTATCATCCCAGCGATGAGCTCATTTACATCAAACGTAAACGGCACTACTTATACTTTCTATAACATGGAAGCTATCCAAGCATCATTGAGTGGGTCTACATATACTTTTACAAATGTTAAGTTAACAGAAGGTGTAAATTTAAACTATAGCTATACTGTAGCGGATGGTGTACAATACATCATACCTAATAATCCAGTTGACTTATCTACATTAAACGTGCGTGTACAAGATAACTCTACTTCATCAGTGTTTACTTCCTTCATAAACGAAGAGAACATAACAAACTTAAACGGTGAATCAGCAGTATACTTTGTAAAAGAGATACAAGGACAACAGTATGAGATAGAGTTTGGTAACGGAGTCATAGGTAAAGCACTATCAAACGGCAACGTAGTTAACATCAACTACATGATAACACACCTTGATGCTCCAAACGATGCAAACATATTCTTATACACTGGTCCAACACTATTGGGTGGATCAGTAGCTGTAACTACACTCACACCTGCAGAAGGTGGTTCAGACGTTGAGCCGATCGAATCAATTAGGTTCAATGCACCAAGAGCATTCAATACACAGAATAGAGCTGTAACTGCAAACGATTATCAAACCATCATCCTCAATAACTACTCAAACGCCCAGTCAGTCAACGTATGGGGAGGAGAGAGTAATGTCCCTCCAGTATATGGTCAAGTATTCTTATCTATCCAACCAAAGTCATCACAATACTTAACTGAGACTGATAAGACATACATCATCAATGAATTACTAGCACCATTAAACGTAGTATCCATAACCCCTGTCATCGTTGATCCAGAGTACATCAACCTTGAGGTAAACACTACAGTATACTATAACCCTAACTTAACATCTCTACAAAGCAGTGATATCAAGACATTGGTATCTCAAACTATCCAAGCTTATAATACTAAGAACCTTGAATCATTTACTGGTATCTTTAGGTTCTCAAACTTATCATCACAGATAGACGCGACAGAGCCATCGATCGTATCTAACATCACTACTATTAAGCTACAAAGGGAAGTTGCTGTACAGTATAACACTACTGCAACTTATACCATCAACCTTGGTAACCCGATCTATAATGCAGGTGTTGCAGAACAATCTATCCTATCAACAGCTTTCTATATCCCTAACAACACTAACAAGATGTACATAGAAGACTTGCCAGGAAGCGGTATGACTGGACAGTTAAGGATGTTCTACTATAATGGAGACGTGAAGACGTACGTACGTACTTTTGGTTCAGTCAACTATAGTAATGGTGACATCATCATGTCGGACCTTGAGATCACAGGCATCGATCTAAGTCAAGCTGGTGGGTTATTCTTATTAAACATCAAACCTCAATCAAATGACGTGGTGTCTGTCCGTAACCAACTAGTTACTATACCAACGGCTAACATCAACGTTAACGTGGTGATTGATAAGCCATCAGTTGGTAACTCATCAGGTGGTTCTAACTTCGTATTCACATCAAGCTATAACTAATGTCAAACATACCTCTACATACTGCGGTCACTAAACAGATACCTGAATTTATCAGGTCTCAGTACCCTTTATTCGTAGAGTTTATAGAAGCTTACTATGCTTATCAAGATGAGTATGAGTATAAAGATATCCAAAGCTTAAGAGACATCGACGAGACCTTAGATTCTTTCATACAGTACTTTAAGAACGAACTTGATATCTATGGCACAACATACCCATACATCGATCAAAGGCTATTCTTAAGGAAAGCTAAAGAGTTATTCACTAAGAAGGGTGTTGAAGAAGCATACAAGTTCTTATTTAAGATCTTATATAATAAGACAGCTGATGTATCATACCCATGGAAATCAGTATTGATCCCATCAAGCGGTCAATGGCAACAAGACATATCAATCTTCGTTGATACTACAGGATCTACTGCTGATATCAATACACTTCCTGGAAATAGGATCGATATCAACGGCCCAAACCAAATCATAAAGGTCATAGTAGTACGTGTAAACTATGTGAGAGATAACATCTATGAGATCTTTATTGATAGAAACTACTATGGTGATATAAAGACTGGCTATACTGTTACCTTCACAGGTGTAACCGGTAAGATAATCCCAACTACCGTATCATACTACATAGCAAATCCTGGTAACGGGTTCAGGGTAGGTGACTTGATAGTTGGTAATACGATATCAAATGGTTCTATCATAACACAAAAGCTTAAGGTGACAGCCGTCAATAATGTGGGAGGGGTAACTGCTGTAACAAACATTGAGTTTGGTTGCGGGTATACCACTGACTTTTACTTATTACAGTCAAACCAAGCCATATCTACACCATCCACGTTACAGATAGACAAAGATGGAACTACCCAATACAGCTTGAACAATGATAGTATCATAAACCAATTTGCTGACTATGGTTATATCATTAACCCTAACTATGATGAGACTGATTATCAAGACCCTACATATGTGGGCGAAATACTACAGCAGTTCTATCAAGAAGCTAACACTAGTAAGACAGTAGCTCCTAACTACTTATTGATTGGTTTTACTATAGGAGCTGTAGCAAAATACCAAGGCTACTACAGTTCCAATAACGGGTTCCTTGATGATGATATAGTCATCCAAGACAGCTATAAGTATCAAAAGTACTCATACATAGTAACAGTAAACGAAAGACTAAGTGACTACATAAACATACTTAAGTCTTACCTACATCCAGCAGGTACTGCCTTGTTTGGAGAGTTCCAGATACAAAATACTTATGGACCAATAGTTGGGGCTACAAATGAAGTAGGTCAATGGAGATCACAAGCTACATTTACCACTATAAATATACCTACGATAACAGACTATCTAACACCTGGTACTGGTAGTGGTCTAATCGGTATTGATCCATACGATTCACAAGTATACATGGACCCATCAGAACACTATAATCCTCCAGAGACACATACGTTTACTGGATAGAATAAAGGAGCACTAAATGTTAAAAGACAGCGTTGTATTAACTGGTAAGTTGTTGATACAAAAATACAATGAAAATAAAGAACTAATCTATTCAGAAGAGTTTAATAACCTTATAGTGACGTTGGGTAAAAACTTCATAGCATCAAGGTTAGCCAGTAACACGCTTGACGTGATGAACTATATGGCTATCGGTTCAAGCTCCACTACAGCTGACTCTACACAGATCCAACTATTCAATGAGCTAGCACGAGTTAGCTTATCTACTGCTACAGTTTCAGGTACAAGCGCAGTGTTTACTGCTACTTTTGGTAATGGTGTAGGTACAGGTTCAATTACAGAAGCTGGTATATTCAATGAATCTTCTTCAACGTTATTAACACTCAATGCTGCTACAGCAGTGGGTGGTTCAAACAATGAGATCACCATATCGAGCCATGGTTTAAATACTGGTGATCAGATCGCATACTCTGCAGGCGGTGGTACCGCTATAGGTGGACTATCAGAAGGCGGCATCTACTATGTAATCAAAGTAGATGGTGATAACATCAAGTTAGCTGACACTTATGCCGATGCTGGATCAAACACAGCATTAACTATAACTCCTGGTTCTGGAATCAACCACACTATTAGGCATGGTTATATGCTTGCAAGGACAACATTCCCAGTAATCTCTAAATCATCATCTGAAACCATCGCGATTCAATGGGTAGTTTCTGTAGGATAATAAATGATCTCATACTCAATATTCAAGCCAATCTTTAAGACCACTATAGCACAAGCTGTCTATAATGAGGTGGTATCTAACACATCAAGTTATTATCATTGGATTGGTAAAGAGAATACATGGCAGGACTTCTTAAGCCCTTTCATCCCTTCATCTGATGGTGATTATCCAGGTGCACCACAAGACAACTTTAGGTATGAACTACACGTACGTCGAGATATACTAACTGCTAAGAAGATCACATCTGGTGATGTATCATTAGTTATCCGTCGTATTGATTGGGTTAGTGATACAGTATATGATATGTATGATGATGCTATCAACCCAACAGAAGGTTATGGATACGGTGCAGCATACTCTGGTGCAGGTGGTTTAGATACAGCTAACTTCTATGTATTAACAACTGACTATAACGTATACAAGTGTATTGATAACAACTACAATGCAAAATCAACCTATATGCCTATAGGTACAACGCAAAACATATTTACTACAGCTGATGGTTATAAGTGGAAGTTCATGTATACCATCCCTGTGTCATTAAGGAATAGGTTCTTATCCTCTACTTGGATGTCAGTATCTACAGCTTTAACTAACCAGTTCTATTCTAATGGTACTATCAATAACATCAACATCGTCAATGGTGGTTATGGATATAATCAAGGCACTACTTCTGCTGTCATCAGCGGTGATGGTTACTTAGAAGCAAACCCATATACTATCGACTCGTTAATCATACAAAACCCTGGTTATGGTTATTCTACTATCACGCTTACGGTATCTCCTCCTATCACAAACTATATTGAATGGTCTGCATACTTTAACCTTAATACTGGAAGCTACGTAGCATACACAAACCAAGCTACTAACCGTACAAACTTTTACCTTGTAATTTCTGGTACCCAGTTAGGTAATGCTGGACCAATCCATACAAGTGGCACAGTCAATAATGGTACAGCACAACTTCAATATGTTGGTACTACAGCTGTGGCCAATGCTGTCATCACTTCTGAATCTGTTAGCCAAGTTAACTTAATAGATTCTGGATATGGATATAGCTCTGCTCCTACCATCACTGTATCACAAGCCATATCAGGAAGTACAAACTGGAGTCGACTAACTACAGTGACTCTGGGCGAGATATTAAATTCAAATGGTATCTATTATGAAGTTACTACTGCTGGCACAACAGGCACTGTAGCTCCTATTGATACTACTGGTAACATCATTACAGATGGTACTGCAAGCATACAGTATATAGGTGCTGATGCAGTCATAACACCTCATATCACAAAGACAGAAGCAGAGATATCCTTAATCATTAGTGCAGGGGTTGATAGCTTATACACTGTATCTTTAACTAATGAAGGTGCACAATACGTTGAGACTCCTAACGTAACTATTTCAGACCCACCAAGTGGTACTACAGCTAATGCTATAGCTAACGTATCAAACGGTGTAGTGACATATGTGCGAGTAACTCTAGCTGGTAATGGATACCTCACTGCTCCTAGCGTTACTATAGATCGCCCAACTTATACGTTTAATGCAGCGACTGCAGTTAATAATACTAATCACACCATAACTTATGATGGTCATCTGTTTAATACTGGTGATGAAGTAGAGTATATCGATAATGGTGGTACTGGTGTTGGAGGTTTAACTTCTACATTTAACTACTATGTCATAGTCGTTGATACAAATACAATCCAACTAGCAACTTCAGCTCTTGATGCAACTAACGGTACATACATATCAATAACAGCTGGTACTGGTGCAGATCATAAGTTAGTAATACAAACATCTGCTTCTAGGGCAACCGCTTTTGCTAGTTTAGGTACTGGTGGAAATATCGTTGGTTATGCTATCTTAGATGGTGGTATAGGGTATACATCAGCTAACATCACGGTGATAGATACATCTGGATCCGGTTCTGGTGCAGTATTAACGCCTAATCTAAATATTGGTAATATCAACACGCTTCAAGCAAACGTTGAGTTACTCGCTGTACCTGGAACGATTGAAGTCATCAAAGTAGTAGATCAAGGCACAGGTTATGGTTCTGCCACAGTAACTATCAAAGGTGATGGTACAGGTGCTACAGCACGTGCTGTATGTTCTGGAGGTAAAGTAGTAGCTATCGAGATGACAAATGTAGGTTCCGGATATACTTGGACAGACGTGATCATTGAAGGTAACGGTACAGGAGCTGTAGCAAGAGCAATCATGTCACCATTAGGTGGTCACGGTTCAAACGCTGTTGAAGAGCTATATGCAAATACATTAGCTTTCTATAGTTCATTTGCTTCAGAAGTTAACCAAGGATTCATCATCAATAATGACTACCGTAAGTGTGGTCTGATTAGAAACTTACAATCACAGCAGTCTAATGTTCAAGGGTATACAGGAAACAGTGGACCTAAGTTCACAGGATCTGTAGGTTCTGGTTGTGTACTAATCACTGGTAGTTTTGATGTCTCAAAGATATTGCATGACATGCTGTTGTATAAAGTAGAAAGTAACGGCTCAGCAAACTATAAGAAGTATAGGGTGGTTGACTTTAATTCAACCCAGATCTTGTTATCAGTATTCAATGACTTCTCTATAGAAGTGGGTGATACACTGATCTCAGATCCTTTTGATATTAATCCAGTTACTGGTATTGCATTGATACCAAACCCTACAGTGCCGATTACTACAATAGATATTACAGCTGTTACAAATAGGACTATAAACCCATTCTCTGGGGACTTCCTCTTTGTTGAAGTCATGGAGCCGTTTGCTCCTTCTGCACAGCAAATTGTTACAGTAAGAACCCTTTTAACCGTATAAATAGATATAATCAATTGAAAGAGTAGATATGTCACTTAATTTTACCACAAATCCATACTTTGATGACTTTGATGATACCAAGAACTATCATCGTATACTATTTAAACCTGGATATGCTGTCCAAGCCCGTGAGTTAACACAACTCCAGACACAGATCCAAGACCAAATAGCCAAGTTTGGTAAGAATATATTTGTTAACGGTACAGTGGTTACTGGTTGCAGCCGTTTATTTGAAAATACTCTACAGTCAATCAAGATTGACCCATCATTTGGCGGTAATGCTGTCAACATGGCTATATTTAATGGAGCTACCATCGTTGGTGCTTCTTCTGGTACTAAAGCTTTAGTCAAGCTAAGCTTAGACGCTACTTCTACACAACCTAAAACCTTATTAGTATCAATCACTTCTGGTTCTGCATTTTCTGTTGGTGAGAACTTAACTATCTCAGGTACAGCTGTAGCAACTATCCAAACTGGTTCATCACTCAATAAGTCAATGGCATTCTCTATTGATTCAGGTGTATTCTTTGTTAACGGTATGTTCGTATATGTTGAACCACAAACCATTGCAGTAGATGCGTACTCCAATACATCTTCAGCATCAGTAGGTCTTGTACTCAATGAAAGCTTTACATCATCAAACACAGATACATCATTACTTGATAATGCTACTGGTACACCAAACTATGCAGCTCCTGGAGCAGATCGCTACCATGCAAGCTTAACTTTAACAGCAAAAGGTTTAACAGACTCTGTTGATGGTTTCACGGAGATCGCTCGTATAGTTGATGGAGCATTAGTAGTTAATAAAACTAACACTGTATACTCTGCTATCGGCAATGAGATGGCACAAAGGACATTCGATGAAGCAGGTAACTATACAGTTAATGTATGGCCTCTTCATATCACAGATGCAGTTGATGGAGCCACAGGGTTCTTCACTGCCGCATTAGGTCCTGGTAAAGGTTATGTTCAAGGATATGAATTTGAAACTATCAGTACAACGCCTTTGTCTGTACCTAGAGCAAGGACTCCTTCAAGTTTAATCAGTAAAGATGTTAATACAAACTACGGTAACTATGTAAACGTTACAAACTTAGTTGGTCCATTCGTCACAAATAAAAAGATAACTGAACTTTCAACTGCACCATACACGTCTGTAGAACTACATAGCGTAGTGACTGCTTCAGTGTCTGGATTAACATATAAGATCGGTACTGCACAAGTAAGGTTCTTACAGCAAGTTTCAGGTATCCCAGGAACTTCAGCGGTCTATGCGATGTACCTATTCAACATCACGATGAATAGTGGTCAAAAGTTTGAGAGCGTTAAGTCTATCATCACATCTACATCATCAGCTGACATCGATGCATCAAGTAAAGTAGGTGGTTCTGGTAATACTATCCTATACGGCTCTGACAGTCCAGGTTTAGTATTCCCAATACCTAACCAATATGTTAAGACTGTACAAAATGGCAGTTACTCTATCCAAAGAACATTTACTGGTGTAAGTTTCTCAGGTGGAGTTGCACATATAGACACAGAAGACAGTACAGAAAACTTTGAGGGTGATGGCGTAACAACAGGTTTTGGTGGTGGTCTAACAGATTCTATAAAGAACAAATCTTACCATGTTGTCATCACAGGAAACTTAACTGCGAGTTCCACAGGTTTAAGCGTAGGGTCTATCATCTCATTTGAAGATGCAAACTCAAGATCGATCGTAGTATCATCTACAGGTAGTGCTTCACAGGCACAATTTAATGTTAATGATACAGGCTTCTCATGTACTGCTACAATCATC